ATAAAAGATAATAGGTTTATAAGAGTAACTTCAGTTTTTGGAAAAGATAATGAATTTATAGAATATAAACCTTCAGGAGCTGTTAAAGAAAAAATAGTAACAATTCCAATGCCCGAACTAGATTACGAAAGCTATAACAAAGGAGGAGCTGTAATGAAGAAAAAAACTAAAATGATGGCTGGAGGCGGCAAAGTCAAAAAGAAAACTAAGATGATGGCTGGCGGCGGTAAAGTCAAAAAGAAAACTAAAATGATGGCCGTTGGTGGTAAAGTCAGAAAGAAAACTAAAATGATGGCTATTGGCGGTAAGGTTAGAAAGAAAACCAAAATGATGGCTGTTGGTGGTAAAGTTAAAAAGAAAACCAAAATGATGGCTGGTGGCGGTAAAGTCAAAAGAAGTAAAATGTATTCAAAGGGCGGGAAAGTTAGTAAAGGTAGGTAGTGTCATATCTTATAAGTAACGTACCCCATTTTAAATGCTGGGTACGAAAAGAGTTTACTGCTAATCATAATGACTATCACGGCGAATATATACACGCTTTAGCTTTTGCAGTAAATACTATACCCGACAGGTCTTTAAGTTTTCAAGTTGTATTTACAGGATGTGAAATAGATTCTGAAGACGGACCAGATGAAAACATACACGGTGGTGCTATGTGGGCAAGAATGCCTATACAAGCATTAGTTGCAGATATACCATATGAAGAATGGCCAGAACCAATGGAAGACCATTTATGTCAACCTTGGGACTGTGAATCTAGAACACATAGTGCAGTTGTTCTTGATAGAGTTAGTTCATCACCGTGGCTTTGTAAAATAGATAATGACTTTTACAAAGGTAAATATTTATTTACTGTTGACTATACTGATAGTGATATTGCTGACGACCCTGCACAGCATAAACAATCACATGTATTATATTTACAAGATGCAGGGAAATGGACTGGTAACTTTGTTGCTTTACCTAATAATAGAGTAAGAGCTACAAGTCCTGCATTATGGAGAACAGGAGAAGGAGCACCTGACTTTGCACCATCTCAATGGATACATTCTGCAGAACAACATGAAAGTTACTTAGACCCTTTTACAACTTTTAACAATTTATATTCAGATGGTAAAAAAACTAAAAAGTAAAAGAAAAAAATTTTTTGCAGGAGGTAATGTTATGCCTTCTGCTCAAAAACCTTTTAGTGGTTTTACTTTAACTATGGACCAACTAACACCTGTTGGTAAACCTATAAGAAAAGCTAATATAACATCTAAGAAAAAAGTAAGTAATAATAAAGGATTTATTGTATAATGGCAACACCAGGATACGCAGCATTATATAGAGTGCCAGGAGCACAACAATCAGGTTCTCAAGATAAACCTATTGATAATGTAGTTGGTGAAGATAAAGCTCCTACAATGGGATTATATTCTCCAGGAACTCCAAGAGAAGTACAAGGTCCTGGACAACCACAAAGATTATTTGACTCATCAAGAGCTAGATATGCTGCTGGTGGTTTGACTGGTGTATTTGAAGAAAAAGAAGTTTCAGATGACCCAGGTTATCGTGCATATGAAGATGGTGGTATTGTTATTCCAGAATTACAACAAGCACAAGAAACAGGTATGCCAATTGATATGATATCTGGAGAAGATTTAGAATCAGAAACTTCTTTAGAAGATGTAGAAAACATGGGAAGTCCAGAAGAAATTAATACACAACTAACTGCTAGTGTTAGCACTTCAATGTTAACTTCAAAAGAAGAATTAGTTTTAGAAACAGCACTAGAAGAATTTCCAGAGTTAATTAATATAATTCCTAAAATGTTAATGGGAACTCCAACTGAAGAAGAAGAAAAAGAAGAAGATAAACCAAATATAATTAACGGTGTAGAAGAATTTACTGGTGAAGGCGAAGTCGAAGGACCAGGAACAGGTACATCAGACTCAGTCCCTGCAATGTTATCGGATGGTGAGTTTGTAATTACAGCTAAAGCAGTTAAGCAAATAGGTGTAGACAAACTTCGTAAGATGATGAAAAAAGCAGAAGACGATTATGATAAAGATATGAATGTCCAAGAAGAACAGCAAATGCAACCAGGTTCTAGAGAGGACATCATGAGTGCTGCTAATGAAGGTTTACTAAGTAAATCTTAATAGCAGGCTTTACAAATAGAGCTACCCTGAGCGTCACCAAGGCACTCTATTTTCGGCTACTCTTACAATAATGTAAGACCCCAACAATAACAAAGAAAGGTGATAACAAATGACTGATAGTAATGAGACCCCTCTTTTTGAAAAAAGAGCTACTTCTCAGAAAAGTGAAGAACAAGAAGCTAATCCGTATAATCAAAAAAAAGATTATCTTGATTATGATAGTATGGATGAAGCGTCAAAAAAACCCTTTGCTGATTCTAATACAATAGCTTATAAAAAACCTTCTCCAAAAACTGTAGTTGATACAAGTCAAGTTATAGATAATGAAGAAGAAACTAAAGAAGAAGCTAATGTAGAAACACAACCTTATAAAAAGGTAGACTATAAAAAAAGGTATGACGATTTAAAACGACATTATGACGATAAAGTAAATTCGTTTAAACAAAAAGAAGAAGAACTTCATGCACAATTAAGAGCTAATCGACCTCAATACAAAGCTCCTAAAAGTAAAGAAGAACTTCAAGAGTTTAAAAAGAATTATCCAGATGTTTATGATGTAGTTGAATCAGTCGCTCATACTCAAGCTACTAAAGAAATGGAAGATTTAAAAAGCGAGATAAAATCTCTTCGTGAAAAAAATACTGAAATTTCTAAAAAAGAAGCTGAAGCTACATTATCTAGACTTCATCCAGACTTTAACACAATTAGAGAATCGGATGAGTTTCATCAATGGGCAGATAGTCAACCAGAAGAAATTAAAGGTTGGATATATAGCAATGCTACAAATGCGACGTTAGCCTCTCGTGCGATAGACCTTTTCAAACAGGATGTCGGCAAGTCTACAAAATCAACTAAAGAAACATCAGGCGACTTATTCCCTGCTTCTGAAATGATTCAAGTAAGAAACAGTAAAGAAGTTGGCTATGGTTCTAAGAAGATTTGGACTCGTTCTCAAATCGCAGCTATGTCTCAAAGTGAATTTGATAAGAATGAACAATCCATAACTGAAGCAATGACTGACGGCCGTGTCGTAGATGACTTAGGCAGAAGAAATTACGGAGGTTCTGGAAATCCGACTTACTAAATAACTTAAGATAGTAGTTGCTTACTTAACAACAACTCAACTAGAAAAGGAGAAATACTATGGCTGTATTTCAAAATGCTGGTGGAGCTAGTAACAATAACTTTAATGCGGGCACTTCAGGTCAAACCAATGAGTTTTTCGTTCCTGAAATTTTCTCGAAGAAGATTCAAAACTTCTTTAGAAAATCGTCTGTTATTGAAGCTATTACAAACACGGATTATGCAGGTGAAATCTCTGCTTTTGGTGATACAGTAAATATCATTAAAGAGCCAGAAATCACTGTCGCAGCATACACTCGTGCAGCTTCTACTACAAAACAGTTCCTAACTGACCAAGAGTTGACACTTGTTATTGACAAAGCAAACTCATTTAAGTTTATTGTTGATGACATTGAGGAAAGACTTTCTCATATCAACTTCGCATCAGTAGGTGCATCAAGTGCGGCATATACACTAAAAGATACAATGGACTCAGAAGTTCTTTCTGCAATGTTCTCAGGTGTATCAACTTCAAGTCCAGACCATCAACTTGGTGGTGATGGAAACGGTTCAGCAATCGCTAACTTTACTTCAGGTGACCCTATTGATATGGGTAATGGAAGTAGTGAATTAAGCCCTCTAAAAATCATGGCTAGAATGGCTAGACTTTTAGATGACTCACAAGTTCCTGAAGAAGGAAGATGGTTCGTTGCAAAACCAGAGTTCTATGAAGAACTAGCGGATACCGATTCAAAACTAATGTCATCTGACTTTAACCAAGGTGACGGTGGTGTAAGAAACGGTTTAGTAGCTTCTGGTCAAATTAGAGGATTTTCTATGTACAAATCTTCTAACTGTCCTGCAACTTCAGGCACGAACGCAACTGGACAATGTTTAGGTGGACATATTAGCTCTACAGCAACTGCTCAATCTATACTTAACATTGAAACTCTAAGAGACCAAGATACTTTTGGTGACATCGTAAGAGGTTTACATGTGTATGGAAGAAAAGTTCTAAGAGATAATGCTATCGTAAAAGCTGTCTACGCTATAGACTAAAAATAATTGCAGGGGTGATTAAGTTCATCCCTGCTTTTTTATAAAAAGGATAATATTATGGGAATAGCAAAAAAAGGACTTAAGTACGAAGATGTTGTTACAAGACATCAACCATCTGTTATGGAAGGTAATAATGTGGATTCTGTTGACCACGGAAAAGATAAATATCCAAAACAATATGGTAACGTAGATTTAAGAAGAGACTGTGATAAAAGCGAAATGGGTACAAAAGGAGATACTAGTATATATCCTGACATGCCTACTAATAAATTAAAAATTAATTTAGTATAAAAGGAACTTAAATGGCTGCTCCGTTTAGAACGTATTTAGATTTATGTAATACTATATTAAGAGAACTTAATGAAGTTGAGTTAACTTCTACAACTTTTACAAGTGCTTTAGGTATACAAAAATTTATTAAAGATACTATAAACAGAGCTTACTTTGATATCTGTAACGCAGAAGATAAGTGGAATTTTTTATCTGTAGGAGACCCACTTAATGATTACTATGGTAATGCTTTTATAGAAACAGCTGCTGGAACTAGATGGTATGATTTACAATCAGCACAAACACTTTTAAATCAATACAGTTTTATAGATTATGATAATATAGTTTTAACTGAAGAAGGAGTATCAGGTAAGTCAGCTCCTTTTGAAGTATTTAAACTACAACCTTTTTCATTATCAAACTGGCAAAGATTATATGGAGTTCAAGAAGCAAAAGATAAAAGTGATACTCAATCTTTTGGAATACCAAGAAGAGTTATAAGAGCACCAGCAAATGATAAAATAGGTTTCTCTCCTATACCAGATGGTGTATATAGAATATATTTTTACGCATACTCTCAACCTGTAGAGTTAACTGCAGCAACTGATACTGTTGTATTCCCAAAACAATACACATCAGTTTTATTAGCGAGAGCAAGATATTACGTACACCAATTTAAAGATAATATGTCACAAGCACAATTATCTGAAGTAGAGTTTCAAAAAGGCATAAGGACAATGAGAGAACAACTTCTTGAACCATTCCCAGTTGTAATGGATGATAGAAGAAGTGTTTATGTCTAAGAAAAAAATACATGTAAAATTACCACCAAGTTGGATAAAGGTAAATAAAAAAGAAGTAATTAAAAAATTTTTTAAAGTATGGCAGAACAAGGTATTTCGATAAACTGTGAGGGCGGCTTAGATTTAGTATCGAGCACGGCTTTGTTATTTAGAACACCAGGAGTGGCACAAAGATTAAATAACTTTGAATCTTCTATACACGGTGGATACAGAAGAATAAGTGGTTTTTCAAAGTATGGTAGTTCACAAGTTAGTGGTGGTAATCAATTAGAGGGAATATTTAGATACGCAAAAGGCGTAGTAGCTTGTGCTTCTAGTAATATATTTTATAGTGCTGATGGTAATAGTTGGACACAAGTAAACAAAGATACATACCAAACAAAAACAGGAACAGTTGCGGTTACTTCAGGTGCTGCAACAATAACAGGAAGTGGTACAGCTTTTACATCAGAGTTTGCAGTTGGTGATGACATACTAATTAATGGCGAACAATTTTTAGTATTAAGTATTGCTACTGATACTTCAATGACAGCAGATGGAAACTTTGCATCAAGTGCATCTAGTCAAGCAATAAAGAAAAACGGTGCTACTATTTCACAACTAAATAGTGGAAGTGCAATATCAAGAGGTTCTCAAAGTCTTTGTGAGTTTACAGTATATGAAAGTAATAAACAGTTTGGTAAACTTTACATAGCAGATGGTGTAAATAAAGTTGCTGAGTTAGTAATAGAAATTACAGATGCAGGAGTACATACTTTTTCTTTTAAAGAATTAAATCGTTCATCTCCTACTGACCCATCACTAGTAACTATATTTGGTGAAAGATTAGTTGTTGCAGGACAGTCAAGTAATCCTCAACAAGTTGCATACAGCACAAGATTAACACCAGAAAATTTTACAGGAGCTTCAGCAGGAACAGTAGATGTTGGAGACCAGATAGTTGGTATAAAATCTTTTCGTAATAAACTAATTGTATTTTGTAAAAATAGTATTTATCAATTATCAAACTTAGATAGTACAGCAGTTTTATCTTCGGTAACTAAAAATATTGGTTGTGTAAGTGGTAAGACTATTCAAGAGATTGGTGGAGATTTAATATTTTTAGCTCCAGACGGATTAAGAACTATTGCAGGTACAGCTCGTATTGATGATATTGAGTTAGGTTCTATTAGTAGAAAAATATTACCTGTATTTAGAGATGATATTTTTCCAAACTTATCTACCATAACTTTTTCAAGTATGGTTATAAGAGAAAAAAGTCAGTATAGATTATTTTATTTTAAAAATGGAACAGCTGACTTACAACAAAAAGGTATTCTTGGAACATTTAAAATATCATCACAAGGTGTTCCATTGTATGAGTGGAGTCAAACAACAGGTATTCCTGCTCGTATAACACACTCAGGTTTTGATGAAGATGATAACGAAGTTCACTATCATGCAACTACAGACGGTAGAGTTTATAACCATGATACTGGGACTAGTTTTGATGGTAGTAATATACCATGCGAATATAAAACACCAGATTTAGATTATGGAGATTCTGGTGTTCGTAAAACTTTATATTATATTAAAACAAGTATTCGTGCAGAAGGTGCTAATGATAATTTAAAAGTTTTATGTAGATATGATTTTGATGATAACAATGTTCCACAACCAACTGAATTATCTATTGGGTCTTTAGCAAGTCCAGCAGTATTTGGTACAGCAGTTTTTGCATCAGCGGTTTTTGGACAAACTTTATTTCCACAACAAAAAATAAATTTAACAGGTAGTGGATTTACAAACAATTTTAGAATATCCAGTAATGGTACGGGTTCTTCATACACTGTTTCAGGATTTTATGTAGACTACATTCCAGGAGGAAGGATTTAAATATGGCGGCATACACTAGACAAAGTTCATTTTCAGATGGAGATACTATTAGTGCATCATTGTTTAACAATGAATATGATGCATTAGCAGCAGCATTTGTTAATACAAGCGGACACAAACATGATGGTACAACTGGTGAAGGTCCAGTTATAGGTCTTATTGGTGATGCTAGTGTAGCAGTTCCTCTTAATAAAATTTTAATTGATTCAACTGATGACCATCTTGAATTTTATGTAGATGTTTCTTCATCTTCAGTTCAACAACTTTATATTGCTGATGGTTTAATTGCTCCTGTTACAGATAGTGATGTTGACCTAGGTACTTCCTCTTTATATTTTAAAAATGCATTTATTGATTCTATAACTACTACAGGTAATGTAGCAGTAGGTGGTAACTTAACTGTTACTGGTACAACTACATTTAATGGTGGCACACTAACTCTTGGTGATGCTGATACTGATAACATTGTATTTGGTGGTGAAGTAGATTCTAATATTATTCCAGATGATGATGGCACTCACGATTTAGGTAGTTCTACAAAAGAGTGGAAAGATATTTACATTGATGGAGTTGCATATTTAGATGAAATTAATTTTAATGGAACAGCTATTACATCTACAGCTGCAGAACTTAATATACTTGATGGTGTAACAGCTACAGCTTCAGAATTAAATTATAGTGATACAGGAGCTGCGGTTGGAACAGTAGTTGCTAGTAAAGTTGTAACAGTTGATTCTAATAAAGATGCTTCATCTTTTAGAAATGTAACTTTAACTGGAGAACTTTCTGCAGCAACTTTAGATATTTCTAGTGATGTTGATATAGATGGAACTTCTAATTTAGATGATACAGATATTGATGGAACATTAGTAGTAGACGGTTCAAACATTTCATTAGACAGTACTTCAACTTTAAATATAGATAACTCTAACACATCTAATGGTATTACTATTGGTACAGCAACTTCAGGCGTACCTATTTCTATTGGACACTCAACTTCTGAAACAACAGTAAATGATAACTTAACTGTAACAGGAAACTTAACTGTAAGCGGAACAACAACAACTGTTTCTTCTACAACTGTTGAAGTAGCAGATGCAATGTTGAAACTTGCAAAAGACCAAGGTACTAGTGCAGACGCTGTAGACTTTGGATTCTATGGTCAGTACGGTGTAGGTGGCACTGCTAAGTTTGCAGGTATATTTAGAGACCAAAGTGTTTCAGGAGACCCTTTCACATTCTTTGATGATTTACAAGCAGAGCCAGGCACTACTGTTAACACTGGTGGAACTGGTTATGACTTAGCTGATATTGCAGCAGGTGGAGCTACATTTGCAGATGATGTTGTAATTACTGGAGACCTTACAGTAACTGGTGATGATATTACTATGGGTACAAATACTGCTGGTCATGTTATGGTTGCAGACGGTACTAACTTTAATCCAGTAGCAATATCTGGTGATGTTACAATAGCATCTTCAGGTGCTGTAACAATTGCAAACGGTGCAGTAGAAACTGCAATGATTAATGCAAATGTTATTACAGGACAAACTTCAGAAACATCTCTTGATACATCTGCTGATACAATACTTATACATGATGATTCTGCTAGTGCATTAAAAAAGACTACATTAGCTTCTATATCTTCTGCTCTTGGTGGTATTACAGATGTCGTTGCTGATACAACTCCACAACTTGGTGGTAATTTAGATGTAAATGGTAATGATATTGTCACTACATCTAATGCAAATTTAGAATTAGCTCCAAATGGAACAGGAAAAGTAGTTGTAAAAGGTAACACTAATCAAGGAGCTATACAACTTAACTGTGAGGCTAACTCACACGGTCAGACTATAATAGCTGCTCCTCATTCAGAGTCTGCTTCAAATACATTAACTCTGCCTAGCACAGGTGGTGACGCTAGATTAGTCTCAGCAACTTCAACTGCTACACTAACAAACAAAACTCTAACAACTCCTACAATCAACGGGGCAACTATTGGCTCTGATAATTTAGTTACTAATAGTAATGGTGACATAAATTTTGCACCAAATGGCACTGGTAAGATTGTTGTAAGAGGTAATACAAACCAAGGTAAAATTGTATTAAACTGTGAGAGTAACAGTCACGGACAAACAATTATAGCTGCACCGCACTCTGAGTCTGCTAACAATGTTCTTACATTACCAAGCACTGGTGGAGATGCTAGATTAGTATCAACAGCATCAACAGCTACACTTACAAACAAATCAATAGATTCTGATAACAACACTATTACAAACATTGTAAACGCAGATATAAAAGCTAGTGCAGGAATTGTTGATACAAAATTAGCTACTATATCTACAGCAGGTAAAGTTGACATAGGTGCATTAGAGATTGATGGTGCAACTGAGATGGGTGCAGCTCTTGTTGATGCTGACCTATTGATTGTAGATGATGGAGCTAATGGTACAGAAAAATCTATGTTGGCATCTAGAATACCAACTTATGTATTTAGTAAAGTATCTGGTGATGTTACAATTGCTTCAAATGGAGCTGCTTCTATAGGCAGCGGTGTAATTGTAAATGCAGATATAAATGCTAGTGCTGCTATTGCAGATAGTAAATTAGATACAATATCTACAGCAGACAAAGTTTCAGCAGCAGCTATCCAAGTAGATGGAGCTACAGATGGAACAGGAATTACTATAGCTGATTCAGACAAATTAATAGTAGATGATGCAGGAGCTACTAAATATGTAGAAGCATCTCAGCTAAAAACATACGCATCTGGAGATTCTGCATCTGCAGGATTTGCAGTAGCAATGGCAATCGCATTGTAAAAAAAGGTTGACAAATATTAATAAATATGGTATAATATAATAACTAAGGAGTAAACACAATGGCACAGGATTTTGAAAGAGTTTTAAAGCAAAACATTGGTACATCTGCTACTGAAGTAAGAGCAGCAGCTAATAGTGATGATGCTATTATTGGTATGCGTTTTGCTAATAAAACAGGTTCAGCTGTAACTGTTGATGCTACTGTTAAAAACTCATCAACTAGCTACTATCTAATTAAAGATGCCCCTATACCAGCAGGTGGTTCTTTAGAACTAATTGATGGTGGTTCAAAAGTAGTATTACAGTCAGGAGATTCAGTAGAAGCTCTTTGTGATACAGCTAGTGCAGTTGATGTAATTTTATCAGTTGTTGATTCAATTAGTACATAATTTAAGGAGATAATATAATGGTTCAAAGAGTACCTCAAAGCGGTATATCAGGAATTAGTTCTTTTAAAAACATGATAACAAATGGTGATATGCAAATATCACAAAGAGGAACATCTTTTGCATCTATGGGAAATGGTGATACACAATATACTTTAGATAGGTTTGGTTGGTATGAAGAAGGAGACCATGGAGCTGCTGAAATTACTATAACACAAGATACTGATGTTCCAACAGGACAAGGGTTTTCAAAATCTTTAAAAGCAGTTTGTGCAACTGTAGATACATCAATTGATGCAGGAACAATAGCTTATGTAAGTCAAAAATTTGAAGGTCAATTTTTACAACATTTAGCCAAAGGCACATCAAGTGCTAAAAGCACTACTTTATCTTTTTGGTGTAAATCTAATTTAACTGGTACATTTACAATATCTGTTCATGACCAAGATAATACAAGAATGTTTAGTACAAGCTATTCACCTGCAAGTGCAAATACTTGGGAGAAGTTTATTATAAATATTCCAGCAGATACAACTGGTGCTTTAGATAATGACAATGCTTCAAGTTATAGAATTAATTGGAATTTACAAGCAGGCACTAACAAATCAAATGGAGCATTAGCATCAGCTTGGGAAGCACAAGCAGAGGGAGATAGAGCAGTTGGTCAAACTAATTTTTATTCAAGCACTGACAACAACTGGTACATAACAGGAGTACAGTGGGAAGTAGGAGATGCAGCCACAGACTTTGAACATTTACCACATGATGTTCAATTAACTAGATGCTGCAGATATTATTGGAAACCTGTTCAAGGAAATGCCAGCACAAGTGAATATGTAGGATTGGGAGATTTTTACTCATCAACTCAGGTTGATACAGATTTTAGGCACATTACACCAATGAGAACACAACCAACTTTAGACCAAGGAACAGGCACAGATTATTTTATATATTATTATGGTCAAACGGCTAGTGGAACAGTAGATGGGTCTTGGACTTATTGGATTGGTAATGAACACATTAGTTCGATATATGCAGCAGCGAGTGATGCGGTAGGTACAAGTAATGCTGGAAAAGCTTGTAGAATAATAGCTACAACCACTGGTGGAACAAGTGTTTACCTTGCACTTAATGCAGAATTATAGGAGAAAATATGTTTGAAGGATGCACAATAAAAAAACAAAAAGACCCTCACACAGGAAATGTGGGTGTCATTAACGTAACTTACCCAGCAAATGGAGATGGAATGGTCAGGGTTTTATCTGTTCCAATGAATCCTGATAATTCAGATTATCAAGATATTCTCGAGTGGGAAAAAATAGAAGGTAATACAATAGAGGAGGCTGATTAATGAGTTATATAGGACAGGGATTACCAGCTGATGTTTTTGCAGGTTTTACTATTGACAAGTTTACTGGAACTGGTGTAGCTAGTCAAGCATTAACACTATCTAAAGCACCTCTCGGTGAAACAGCTTTATTAGTAACTATTGATGGAGTTGTACAAGAACCAACTGATGACTTTACAGTATCAGGCACAACACTAACTTTAGTTGGAACAGCTGCAAATAATTCTGAGATAAATGTTACACATCTATCAGGAACAGTGCCAAGCACGCTTGCATCAAAAGTAGATGTCAATGGAGTATCTGATGCAATCATTCTCGATGCAGATGGCGATACAACAATAAGTGCTGACACCGATGACCAGGTGGATATTAAAATTGGTGGCACGGATAGATTTAGTATTGCATCCACGGGTGCAACAACGATTACTGTTGGTGGTAATGAAGACACACTAACACTGGTGTCAACAGATACAGATGCAAACTATGGTCCAAACATAGAAATGTCACGACCTGTAACAGGAACAACAAATGATTTACTTGGTCGTATAGATTTTTCTGGTCAAGATGCAGCAGGTAACACTCACAATTATATGTCATTAGAGGGTATAATTGCTAATGCTACAAGTGGTAGTGAAGCAGGTAGAATTTTGTTCAGACAAGAAATAGGTGGTGCTGCAAAAAATGTTTTGGATTTTAATGCTAGTGAAATAGTATTCAACGAAGATTCAATGGATTTAGACTTCCGAGTAGAATCTAATGGTCACACAGGAGCTTTATTTGTAAGTGGAGAACACGACCATCATGTAGCTATTGGAGCGACCTCAATTACTGCACCTAACACTGGTGAATCTTTACAAGTAGGTCACGCTGGTTTTATGTCTTTAGATGCAAATGATGCTGCTTATAATACTGTTAATCTTTATTACAGTGATGATTGGAGATTTCAAACTACAAATAGATATGTTTCTTTAATAGTGCAACACTCAGTTTTACCTAATGCTTTTGAAATATGGACTGGTGATGCTGGCGGCACACCATCTGTTGGAGATACAATTAGCATAAATCAAAGATTTAAAATGACAACCGCTGGTGCTATGACAGCAACAAATCCAACCATAGGCACTATCAGCTCTGATGAAAGATTAAAAGAGAACATACAAGATTACACTTATGATGTGAATAAATTTAAACAATTTAAACCTAGAACTTTTGATTGGAAACACCCAGAAGCTCACGCAGATGAAGATAAAATTGGTTTTGTTGCTCAAGAAATAGAAAGTGTAGATAGTGATTGGGCTTATGAAAATGATTGGTCAGATGATGCACACAAAGGCCCTAAACAAGATGAAGAAAAAGCACTATGTAATAATGAACCTAGAAAAGCAGCAAAACTTACTAAGAAAGATTCTATGTATATTTCAGTCATACAACAATTAATTACAAGAATAGAAGCATTGGAGGACGCATAAGATGAGCCAGACAAAAGTAGAGCAACATTTAATAGAAAATAATTCAAGCACTAGAAGAAATATAATACACAATGGTGCGATGGCAGTTGCACAAAAAGGAACTACAGGCAACTTTACAACAGACACTGATATGCCTACTGATAGATGGAATGTTAATATAAATGGTGCTGGAACTCACGATGCATCTTTATCAACAGATGTTCCAACTGGAGAAGGTTTTGCTAATTCTTTAAGAATACAATGCACCTCTGCACATGGAGGTATTGGAAGTACTGGTTATATTAGACTTCAACAAAAAATAGAAGAACAGTACACTGTGCCTACAGCTTACGGCACATCAGGTGCTAAAGATATGGTTATGTCTTTTTGGATTAAATTTGTTAATGCTAGTGGAGATTTTTGTGTTGATATTTTAAATTTAGGAAACTCAAATAATAGAGTTATATCTAAAAAATTTACTTATGCATCAGGTTCTGGTTGGCAACAATACTCTTTTGTTATACCTGGAGATACAGGCGGTAATAGTTTTAGAAACGCACAAGTTGGAACAGGGTTATATTGGCAAATATTTTTAGGAGCAGGTACTGATTTAACTTCAGGTACACTGCAAACAACTTGGGCAGATAGAGTAAACGCTAATAGAGCAGCTGGTCAAACTTTACAGTTTGGTACTAGCACAAGTGATAATATATATCTAACAGGATGTCAGTTAACAATTGGCGATACTTTAATGGATTTTCAACATTTACCTATAGATGAAGAAGAAAGAATATGTTTTAGATATTATTATGATAGTCAATATGCAGACCAGGCAATCAGTGGCACAGATTATTTAATTTGGGCAGGTGATATAACTTCTGGTAATACATATTATCACTCAAGACTTTTACCAGTAGCTATGAGAGGTGCACCAGCAATTACTGTAACACAACAAGGTGAGTCAGGTTTTCAAGGCAGTGTAGGAGTAGATACTGGTTGGAGTGATAGGCATAAAACAGCATTTACAGCGGTTAGTGATACGACAGTTGCAAGAGGTTATTATGGTTATAAATATATTGCAGATTCGGAGTTATAATTATGATTAAAGAAAAAATAAAATCTGTTAAAAAAGCAAAAGGATTTTTAGATGATAGGTTCAATGGCTATAAGATAACTTTACAAGATGATTCTGTATGGCATGCACCTTTAGTAGAGGGTAACAGACACTATGATGCTGTCATTGAATGGGAAAAAGATGGTAACACAATAGAGGAGGCCGATTAATGGCATACATAGGAAGACAAAATTTAGGTGGAGCATACA